TGTAATTACCACCGAAAGGGGTAGTAACCTTTATGGTAGTGATTTTGAAGATAGAAATGATTCTAAATGGTTAGGTGATAATCTTACAGTAGACTCTTTATTTCCACAGTGGATTATAAAAGCATACCAATCAGATCCAGATAATGTTGCAATTATTCCAATAATTAAAAATTATTTAAGATGGTTGTTGAGTCAGGAATATGGGTATGGTGCACAACTAAATTGGGAAAATATTAGAGTTCCGTTGTTTATGAATTCTATATTTTTAGAAGCACTCGCTGATTTTTATTTTCCTAATGCAGATTTTTCACAATCACATCTAAGTCCAATACTTCCAAATATAAGAAGATTTTTAATAAAATCTGATTCAAATTATTTTGATATTAAAGGTACCCCGAATGCAATCAAATATATAATATGTGCTTTGTTAGGGTTTTCGATAAGTGATGTAAGTGTAAATACTTCAAATTATACTTCTATAGATATTAAAGTAAGTAGTTCTTTTCTTTCAGATATAGAAAAATTTAAACCCTTTATTGCTACATATGTCGTTCCTGCGGGTATGGCTGTCAATTATACAACTTTATAAGATTATGTTTCAAAAAATGATGATGTTTGCTGCTTCTCTGGCTTCTAGAGGAATAGGCAATAAAAAAACCGATATTCAAACAAAACAACTTAGAGTTCTATCTTGTTTTGGTGGCAGTACTATAGACACCCCATGTGTATTTTTAAAAACTAGTGCAGTAGATCCAACCAAAAGTTACTGTGGTGGATGCGGTTGTGGGGATAAACCACATACTTGGTTGATCCAAAGTTCGGATGATTATTCAAAATTAGATTATCCGGTTTTAAATTGCCCGATGCAAATGCCAGGATTTAGTAATTATGACCCAAATTTTAAACCAATTGAAGTTAAATTGCGAAAAGAAATGATTGAAGCAATTGATCCAAAGGAATTGGAATTTATTCAAGTAACAATAGGTTCGAGTGAAGAAAAAGAACAGATGATTGAAAAAATAAATAAAATCATTGAGAATTCATAAATATTTCTATGGCAATTACAACTAGACAAGAATTCATTGATTTTACATATAGACGACTTGGTGCCCCAGTAATTCAAATTAATATTGATTCTGAGCAAGCCGAAGACCGTTTAGATGAATCATTAGAATACATGCACGAACGTCATTTTGATTTTAATGAGCGTGCACAGTTTGTAGTACCGATTACACCCACTATTATAGCAAATAAATATTTTGATGTTAGTACCTTTGGTTATAGTATTGGTGCTCAAGCCGTTACATCTTCAACTACAGGGGTGACATCTTTTTGGCCAGCAGCTGCAGATATTAGAACTATTACTAAAGTGTATAGCCCAGGATCTGTAGTTGGCGATTATATGTTTGATTTAAGATATCAAATGACTTTATTTGACTTCTTTGGTTTATATTTTAATCAGAGTGGTTATTCACAGGGTCCTATGGGTTTATATATGGAAGCGATGACATATATTTCTATGATTAATGACGTATTTAATTACCCTTCTGCATTTACATATACTAAAACTACTGATCGTTTATTTTTAGAAAATGAGTGGGACAAGGTTAGAACTAACTCATATGTTATGGTCGAAGCATATGTACAAGTAAATCCAGATTATTATCCAAAAATCTGGAGTGATCGTATTTTTCAAAGACACTACTCTGCATTGTTGAAAAAACAGTGGGCACAGAATTTGATGAAGTATACTGGTATGCCTTTACCGGGTGGAGCACAACTAAATGCTCCAGCCATAATGCAAGATGCTATACGCGAACTTGATTCAATTGAAGCAATGTTGTTAAAAACACAGGAACTACCTGTAGATATAATGCTTGGTTAATATGGCTATCAACCCTTATATTAATAGTACCAAATACGGACCAGAACAAACTCTGATCGAAGATATTACTGTTGAATTAATTCAAGGTATTGGTCAAGATTTGGTATATGTTCCACGTAAATATTTTCAAATAGATAAAATTTTTGGTGAAGATCCATCATCGTCATTTAAAAAAGCATACACGTTAGAGATGTTTATTCAGTCGTATAAGAGTTTTGATGGAACTGATGTTATCACACAATTTGGGTTAGAAATTAAAGATAAGATTACTTTAGTTTTTGCACGTAAACGATTTAAACAAGAAATCACGGATATTGATCCTGATATCATTAGACCTCGTGAAGGTGATTTAATTTATCTTCCATTATCAAAATCACTATTTGAAATAAATTTTGTAGAGCATGAAAATCCTTTATATCCTTTAGGAAAATTATATTCGTATCAAATAACTGCAGAACTCTTTACATACAGTTATGAGAAAATTGAAACAAATAATACAGCAATCAATGTTCCATACACATCTACAACAGGGTTGTCTGGAGCCTTGCACATTCCATTAAATAATGTTCTTGGTACTACCTTTGGTATTAATGACGTACTACAGAGTGAAGGAAATTGTTATGGATTTGATCCAAATGATCCATTTTCAGACTGCGATCAACCCGGTAACCCATAAGGATTAATATGTTTGGACACTACTATAACGAAAATTTAAGAAAACTGGTAGTTGGTTTTGGTTCATTGTTTAGCAAGATTGAAGTTGCTCGCACTGAACCAGACACATCTACTAGTTTTAATATTCGTGTGCCAATTCATTATTCTCCTCAAGAAAAATTTATTCAACGTTTATTACAACCGTCTTCTATAACTGATGGAACCCGTATTGAAACTCAATTACCAATTATCAGTTATATTATCAATACCATTGTTCCGGATCCAACTCGCCGATTAAATCGTATTGCACCAATTTTAAATTTAACAAATGTTAATGGATCTTGTCAATCTTCAGGAACTCAAATTGGATCTAAGATTCCGGTAAATGTATCATTTAATTTGTTTGTTTATACCAGACATACAGATGATATGTTGCAGATTGTAGAACAAATTATGCCATACTTTGTTCCAGAACATATTATAACAATGAACATGAATGAAACACAACAAGATGTTCAAATACCAATTGTTATGGTAACTAACAGTTTAACTGAAAAATATGAAGGTGATTTAAGTAGTAGAAGATTAAATATTGCATCATTTCAATTTGTAGCAAAATCTTGGATCTTTGGTGAAGTAAAGGCAGCAACGGCGGTTACTACAGCCAATAGTGGTATAGTTTTTGAAGATTAAATATGAATATTAATAAAAATTTAGTTAAGTTGTTTGATGTTCCTGATACTGCAATAATTGCAGAACCAAAGGCAGCATCGGGTGGTACGTTTGACAATAATAATTTTCAAAAAGATTATGAATTTGTTCAATCTAATTTAAAGGATTTACTTGGCAACGGAACTATAGCACTAGAAAGTGCACTAAAGGTTGCTACTGAATCTGACAGCCCAAGAGCATTTGAAGTTGTTGCCATTCTTTTAAAAACTATGGCAGATTTGAACAATAATGTTTTGGATGTCCATAAGAAAGCCAAAGATACTACCTCATCTAATACCAAAGTTTCACAAACAAATAACTCAGTTTTTGTTGGATCAACTAAGGATCTTCAAAACCTCTTAAATAAAGATAGAAGCACCGATAAAGTAATCGAAGCAGAGGTTGTGAATAATGAGCCTAAACAACGCTAATCAAGGTTATAGAAATAACCCAAAACTAAAGCCACCTGGCATTGATATTCAGTATACTAAAGAGCAACTGGAAGAATATGTTAAGTGTGCCAATGATCCTGTATATTTTTGTAGTAAATATGTAAAAGTTAAAACTCTTGATAAGGGTATCATGCCTTTCAAGTTGTATGATTATCAGGAAGAATTTGTAAAACAGATTCATCAAAATCGTTTTGTAATCTCAAAATGGCCTCGGCAGTCTGGAAAGTCTACTTCGGTTATTGGATATATTTGTCATTATGTTACTTTTAACCAAAGCGTAAATGTTGCTATTCTTGCCAATAAGTTAAAGACAGCAAAGGATGAGTTGTTTGCTAAACTTCAGTTAGCCTATGAAAATCTACCACATTTCTTGCAACAAGGAGTAGTAGAATGGAACAAGACGAGTTTTAAATTGGAAAACGGGTCTAGAGTGGTCTGTGACGCAACTTCGTCTTCAGCGATCCGTGGTGGCTCTTATAACCTATTGTTGTTAGATGAGTATGCGTTCTTACCTTCGCATATTGCCGAAGAATTCTATTCTTCCACGTATCCAACCATTTCGGCAGGTTTGACTACCAAATTAATAATTGTTTCAACTCCAAATGGTATGAACCATTTTCATAAACTTTGGGTAGATGCAAATAGACCACTTGGTCATAAATCAAAAAATAGATTTGTACCAGTTGAAGTTGATTGGACTCAAGTTCCAATAACACCAGGTGGACCTAGACGCAATGAAGAATGGGCAGAAGAACAGATTGCCAATACAAGTCAAGAACAGTTTAATCAAGAGTATGGTTGTAGTTTCTTAGGATCATCTAATACTTTAATCTCATCAACCAAATTAAATGTTCTGGCTCCGGAAGAACCTATTTCTGAAAATGTAGAAGGTTACAGAGTCTATGAGATTCCACAAACTGATAAAATTTATTTTTTACAGGCTGATGTATCTCGTGGACAGGGGTCTGACTATTCTGCCTTTACAGTAATTGATGGGACTAGCACACCCTACAAGGTGGTTGCTACCTATAGAAATAATACTATTAGCCCATTTAATTTTCCAACTGTTATACTTAATGCAGGAAAAGCATATAACAATGCATATGTTTTAATTGAAACAAATGACTTGGGTGGGCAAGTTTCCAATATTTTACATACAGATCTCGAATATGAGAACGTATTGATGACAAAAGTAATGGGTCGAAAAGGACAAATTTTGTCTCAAGGCTTTGGTGGGGTTGGAAAAAATGAAATGGGTATAAGAACAACAGCCCAGACTAAAAAAATTGGCTGTGCTATTCTTAAACGGTTAATTGAAGAAAATAAAATCATATTAAATGATGAGCGTATTATTGTTGAATTGATGTCATTTATTTCCAAATCTAATACCTATAAGGCTGAAGACGGTCAGCATGACGACTTAGTAATGAGTTTAGTGTTTTTTGCATGGTTAACTAGACAAGAATATTTTTCTGATTTGATTGAACAGGCACAATTTAGTTACGAAGATGCCAAAAAACCAGAAGATGACAATATTTTATTCATGCCTTCTGCACATTCAGAAGATGACGAGGGTGAATACGTACAGGATGGTGTGATTTGGTATCCTAGTTAAAATGCTAAATATTTTGACATCATAAGGAAAATAAATGCCATCACTTAGCTCCTTTATTAACGCCAGCCAATATTCTACCGAAAGCACCACTCTTGATCTATTAGGTGGTATGAAGTTAGGTTCAACCTATGCCGGAATCACTTTTAGTGGTATCGGGGGTGCAGCTAATAACGATCCAGGTGGTTTATTTGGATGGTTAGTATATGCTAGATCAACTTTATATAGTCCTGCGAAGGGTTCTACCTCGGCTACTTATATTGTATACACAACACCACAAGAACTTGTTGGTGATTTAAACCAGTTGTCTGGTATTACATCATGTTTGATTTCAGATCCTTCGGCTGGTGGAACTTTTGGTTTTTTCCAAACAGCCGGAACAATAGACGAGAAAGTTCAACTTGCACCAAGACCTGCTGGAACTGATTTTTTACATGCAATCAATTATCTAGCATATGGTGGTACATTAGTTATTGTTGGTTCACCAGTTGGCTTTGACAACTATATTGCAACTACTGAAAATTATCTAGATGTTATTGTTGGTCAAGAAGCCAATAGTTCACTATGCACATGGTTAATTGACCAACCGTACACAACAGGAATATTTCCTTCTATTGCAGATGTTACTGGTATAACTGGTAGTGGTTACACAATGGCAAATTATGCTTCCTTGTTTGGTGCTACTGCTCTTGTAACGGGAACAACCGTTGCCAACCGAATCTTTAATGTTTATGGTATCAAAGATATTTCAAATTTAGATACTTCTACATTACAATCAAATACTCAAATTACATACAAACTACCAACTTCTACAGATGTTGCTGGATTCTTTGCAAGAGCAAAGAACAGAAATGAACTGTATCTTTCAGTTGCTGGTCTTGATAGATCGACAATTCTTAATGGAAATGTATCGTCATCCATTGATTGGAATGATTCATTAAAAACCACATTAAGAAACAATAAAGTAAATTTCTTTGTAAATTACAATCCAAAGTTCTTGGGTTCAGATATTGTTGGTGCAACGGCTACTGGAACACTAACAAATTATGACAGAGTTGGACCATCTCGTTTACGTTCAGCATTGAGAAAAGATTTAGATACAATTGGTCTAAAGTATCTGTTTGAAATTAATAATTCTACAACTCGAGCACAAGTTACTTCAGAAATTGAAAGTGCAATTGATCCATATTTAACTTTTATTGATACTACTAAAACACAAATTATTTGCGATAGTTCTAATAATGTTGATAATTCTGGTTCTTTAAACATGATGGTTGTAATTAAACCAATTCTTAGTATTGATAGTTTTGTAATTGATATTAATCTTACACAATAATGGCAAACAATAATTCAATAACAACTTTTAAAGAAGGTTTTTTGGGTGGCACTCGTGCCAACAGATTTGTCGTTGAGCCAATTTGGCCTGTAGGTATTAATGTTCCTTCAGATGATTCATCATTTAAAATGATAT